CTGTCGTTGATGCAAACGTCATGATGGATGACGAGCCTAAAAAAGACTAATTTTTCCTAGATGAGCGGAAGACGCAGAGAAGTCAATCACGATATTGACTCTATGATGAATGACATTCTTGATGCCCTTGATGTGATCAAGGACAAGATGCCAAACGGCGAGATCAAGTCAATACAGGACAAGATTGAGAATATTGAATCTGCTCAAGAGGACATGCATGAAGATCTGAGACAGATCAAAAAGCAACTATTAGATCCAGAGGACGGAATCGTTGTCAGAGTTAATAAGAACACCGAATTTCGTAAAAGAAAAGAGGAGTCCGAAAAGACTTTTCAAAACATCATTGACGAACACAAGGAATTAATGTCATGGAAGAGCACGGTAACCAAAATTCTGTGGATTCTATTCACAGCAGTTGCCGGCATACTAGTTAGCATAGTTTTTAAATCTGTGTAAAGCTAATTTTTACGACCACTATTTAATTAAGTCCCCAATTGGGGACTTTTTTGTTTTTATTGAGTATAATAACCTAAATATTAATGATGATAAGATCCGGTAAAAGACTTAAAATAGTAGCAAGTTTAATTGACATAGTTGTCATAGACGTGCTAGGCGGATGAATCCATCAGTATTAACAAGTAAATTAAACAAATAACAATACTATCATGTCAGACATAAGAGTCACAGTCGATGTCACCGAATTGGTTGACGATCTGAACCTAAATGAAAAACGAAAACTGGTTGAATACTTAAGGGAGGATATGGAAGAAGAGTTCGGCACTCCAATTCCCGATGGAGAGTATCATCCCAGAAATCTAGAAGCCTCCACCTATGTCGATATTGATGACATACTTTGGGAAGCAAGCTCATGGGACAAGCAGCGAATGTACGAAGATTTAAAGGAGGAATTTGGAGATGACGATGATTCGCCAAAAACTCCCGAAGAGCTTTTCTCTGGCGGAACCTATTCTGAACAGGAATTTGGTACTGTATTACATAAACTTTGGGAAGACCGTTGGTTGTTAACTAACGAGCAAAAAGCCCGAATTGCTGCAATAACAAAAGAATCTTTCGTATGAGAAATTTAATCATATTAACATTGGTCTTAGGCCTGATTGCAAGCTGCGCAGGCCCATCTTCAGTAAAAGTCGAAAAACACGTGATTGTGAGCGTCTTTAAAAAGCGACCGGTCAGCATTCACGACGAAATTTCACCAAGATACTATGCCGTTCTAGATAATGGCGATATTGTTCCAGTTACCGGAACTACAAGACCCCAAGATACAATAACCTATAGATACTATCAGTATGTGGAAAAGCGATAAGGAGCTGTACACCGAGTGTATCCGAGCGAGAGCTCTGGATTACATTGAAAATCACGAAGGTAAGCCTGTGATCGAGTATCTTGAATTCAATGCCGGCCCTGTGCTACAAACATGGATGTTTAAAATGGGAATACAGCAGGTAAACGATGATCTTGAACTTAAAATAATTGACGAAAAATCATGAAAAATTTAATATTAATAATTGCGTGTTTGATTGCACTTACATTGAACGCACAAACAAAGGTTGCTGAGATCAGCGTACCTGGAAGATGGTTGGTTTATGAAACTGGCCACGTATTTCAAATAGATTCACTAGATAATGCGGTGGCTCTGTTAACTAAAGCTGGCGAAGAGAATTGTTCTGCATGGATCCTTCAGGTAGATAAGAACATGATCTGCTCAGTATGGTTAACAGATAAGGGCGTTCAATTCAGACAGTCAACCATCGATCGCAGTGAGGCCGTATTTAATAACCGTAAAAAAACTAAATTACATGGCAGCAACAAGTAATCACGACGGCGACGTTGGAATCTGGATAGAAAAGGTAATCAACTCTTGCGAAACTCCGCAACAGGAGATTACTGCTAGAAAATTATTAAGGCTCTTTGAAGAGCGCCTACTAAGAGACGGTAAGGGAGCCTATTCCTTGTACTCTAGAAAGCTAAGAAACCTTTTAGATGAAAAGGTTTACACACGACTTCATAAAATACAAGAAGATGCCAACTCTAATTAAAATACACAAAGACGGCCGCGAGGAAATTAAAGAGCAGGGCCAAAGGGTCGAAGCAATTGCATGGAATGAAGACGGTACTTTCAAAGAGATCGTTGATTCCAAGCCAGTAGTTGGCTGTTCATTATTAGTTGGGTCAGTCACAGCTCGAAGCTACTCGGCTCAAGACTATTGGCTAACTACTAAAGTAACTGAAATAGTTGAAGAGAAAAAGGACGATGAAGGCTATTACGAGCTAATTAGATTCAAAACAGAAAATTCAGTATATGAGATCAGACGATAAAACCATAATGGACATTACTCACGGCATTGCTGCAGTAAAGCGAATTGGTGATTCACAAGGAATCGATGTGCTACACTTTTGTGGGTATTTTGAAAAACCTAGCGCAGCTGATTACGATTCCCTATTAAAGGAATTGACCGAGAATCCTGAATTTGGGCTCGTTGACCAAAAATTCGAATTGATTGAGGCTCCTCAGGATCTAATCAATCAAATCAAGAAAGACTATGAAAGTAATATTTCTGGATCATGATGGAGTGATCTGCCTCTCAACTGAATGGGGTAGCAGATATAAAAAACAGCGAGCATACTTCACCGAAGCTAATCCCAGACAGGGGCTTGCTCAGAATGGACCAGTTGATGTTAGATTCGATAATTTCAATAGAAAAGCTATCTCAGTTCTTAACTCAATCATTGAAGAGACCGGCGCCGAAATCGTCGTAAGTTCGGATTGGACAAGATGGGCAACTGTCGAGGAGATGGGTGACTATTATGAGATGAAGGGCATTGTGAAGAGACCCATTGCATTCACTCCAGATCTAAAGGACTGCACATCTCACCTAGACCAAGTCTTTATCTGGTCCAAGGACTGGGATCTTGAACAGTGTAGAGCGGTTCAAATCAAGCAGTATTTACATGATCATCCGGAAGTTACTCATTGGGTCGCAATTGATGATTTGAACATGGGATTTCACTATAAGGACAAGCATTGGGGAGAAACCGAAAGGGATTGGGGTCTTACGAATTTTGTGTTAACTCCAAAATCATTGGAGGGAATCAAACAAAGTGGAGTCAAGGATAAAATTTTGAAATTTTTACAATAAACGTAGTATAATAACTAAAAGAAACATGGAAACTCAAGGACTAATTGAAAAAATCGCAAGAGAAGCCGCTGAAGAAACAGTACAGGCACTGGCGCTAGCCCAACAAATGGGAATGGTTTCTTCTCAGGAAGAACTTACTGTACTAATAGCATCCGGGATAGAAACTGCTCTAGAAGAGTACGTTATTGAGGTCGAAAATCAATCAAAGATAATCATAAATGAAACTGGAAGTATTCGAAAAGATAATAACTCTAATTAAGGAACACAACGATCGGAGTTTTAAGCTGGCGGAGATGGGAGTTGATCTAATCAACTACGATGATTCTTACGCGGCCGTAATAACTTTGTTGTTGAGAGCATACTACGGAAAAGACTGTGAGGACTGGATAAGCTGGTATCTTTACGAAAAAGAAAGCTTTAGCGGAGAGATTTTACAAGCTTGGGACAAGGACGGCAATGAGATTTGCTATGATATTCCAAGCCTATGGAAATGTGTTGAAGAACTTAGATGCGCGGACGATTTTGTCGAGTATGAACTTCCTGAACCCAAGGAGGTTGATGAGAACTTCATAATTAATCTAATGGGAGGGTTTTTCAATGGAAAAAGTTAAAAGTAATTTATTAATAAAAATGGAACTTACAAAGGAATTTTCAGAAGGAACCAAAAGGTCGATTCATAAATTTAAGAGGCTTTCTAAAAAGATCAGCATCAAAGTCCATCGAATGTTGGACCCAACTGATCGATCCGAAACTCGGTCAGGCGAAGCAGAGAAAGATGCATCAGTCATTTTTAGAAAGATGATTAAATGCCAAGAAAGCGAACTGTTAATGAGTCCAATTTCTCAAAAGCAATACGTTAGAAACGATGAAAAGCGAATTTTGCTAATTTTAGACAACACTGAATTGACTGTGATCAATCATGTATTTAGTTACAACATTCGTATTTCTCAAAAAACTAACAAATCATTGAATGAGGCTTTCAATATTGAGCTTGAAAAACGCAGGCTTGAAATGGAAGTAAGTTTCAAAGAAAACGTTAAGCACTCTTTAAAAACAATATTGGTAAAAATCGATGAATAAGTTTACGCGACTCACTCTCTTGGGTTCAACCATAGTGATTGGACTTATTGTACTTGGCTCTTCCATGCTCTATTTTGGAATAAAACAGGCAATTGAGAATCGACCTATAGTACAAATACAGGATTCTATTGACCGAGCGGACACAGTTAGGATTGAAAGAGTAGTTGAGCGTGTTGTTCGTGACACAATCCGAATTGAGGTTCCATGTTCAAGACGGCATTGTGATAATGCTCTAATCATAAGCAAAAGTCAATCATTGACACGAATTGACTCAATTCAAAAAGATTCACACATTACAAATGGAAATTAAATTTGCAGACTCTTTTGCGAAGAGTATAAAGACGCTGATCCTCCACAACACTTGGTGGTATAAAACTTACGAGACAATCCGATACGACATTCCTAGGTTCATTAGGAATGTTTGGTTATTTAGGAAATCTCTATGGAATACTTATTGGTGGGATCATCACGGTCCACTGATGCATCTGCAAATCGCATTAGATCAAATGGCGGACAAAATCGAATCTCAAGGTATTGAGGTTGACGAGAGTCGACTAAAGAAGGTTGCTAAAATGCGTAGAGCTTCACAGCTTATCCGGAATTACAATGATGATCTGTACATAGACATGGCAGAGGCTGAGCTTGGCGAGTTAGTGCTACATGACATTGAATTTGAGCCGGCTCCCGATCATCCGTCGTATTATCAAATGGTCGATAAGGATACGCCCGAAGAAAAGCAACACAATCGTAAGGTTTTTGAAAGAGCCCGTGAGCTGGGAGAGACTGAGTGGGCTGAGCTTTGGGAAATACTAAAGGGCCAGGACTACGAAAATATTAAAAAGCGTGAAGATTACGATTGGGATAGTCATTTTGACGGCAGCGGGATTCGAGGATGGTGGGACTAAAGTATGGTATAATAATAATATATGGCAAAACAAGTGAATAAACCAGGAAAGACTCCAATGTTGGATTCATACGGCAAAGACCTAACTCAATTAGCAATTGAAGGTAAGCTAGATCCAGTAGTTGGTAGAGAAAAGGAAATTAAGCGATGCAGTCAAATTCTAGCTCGCAGAAAAAAGAACAATCCAATATTGATTGGCGAACCTGGTGTAGGTAAGACAGCGATAGTTGAAGGTTTAGCAAAAATGATAGTGGACAGAACCTGTCCTCGAGTTCTTTTTGATAAAAAGATAGTTTCGCTTGAGCTTGCGAATCTTGTAGCTGGCACAAAGTATAGAGGCCAATTCGAAGAGAGAATGGAACAGATCATTGATGAGGTTCAACAGAATCCAAACATCATTCTATTCATCGATGAAATTCACACCTTGATTGGAGCAGGTTCTGCGAGCGGTTCGTTGGACGCAGCAAATATTCTAAAACCGGCTCTTTCTCGTGGAGAGATTCAGTGTTTGGGAGCAACTACGCTTGATGAGTTCAGAGGTTCAATTGAAAAGGATGGTGCTCTGAATCGCCGTTTTCAGCAAGTGATGGTAGAACCATCAACTCCGGAACAATCACGCCAGATCATCGAGAATATTCGATCTAAATACGAAGATCATCACTCAGTTAAGTACACGGACGCTGCACTTGATGCATGCGTTAGCTATAGCGATCGATATTTACAGGATAGGTTCTTGCCGGACAAAGCGATTGACTTAATGGATGAAGCTGGTTCAAGTGTTCACATCAACGGCGTCGTAGTACCCGATTCAATTAAGAAACTTGAAGAAAAGCTGGTTGAAGCGACTGCAAGAAAACAAAAAGCAGTAGATTCTCAACAATACGAAGCCGCTGCTCGACTAAGAGATGACGCTCTCTCTGTGCAGAAGGAAATCGATGAAGAAAAAATCAAGTGGGAAGAATCTTTGAAGGTCAATCGATTGACTGTAACGGAAGACGATATTGCACAAGTGATCTCAACAATGACAGGTATCCCGATCACTAGATTAACTGGATCGGAATTGGAAAGGCTTGCGAGCATGGCAAAATGGTTGGAATCAAGAGTAATTGGCCAGTCAGAAGCAGTTCTTAAATTAACTAAAGCAATTCAGCGCTCTAGAGCAGGTCTAAAATCTAAAAAGAGACCTGTCGGAACATTCATGTTCTTGGGCCCAACTGGAGTAGGCAAAACAGAATTGGCAAAACAACTTTCCAAATTCATGTTCGACTCAGAGGATGCAATGATCCGAATTGACATGTCAGAATACGGAGAAAAGTTCAATGCTACTAAATTATTGGGAGCTCCTCCGGGTTACGTTGGATACGAAGAGGGAGGTCAATTGACTGAGCGCGTAAAACGTAAGCCTTACTCAGTCGTTCTATTGGATGAAGTTGAAAAAGCTCACCCTGATATTTTCCACACTCTACTACAAGTATTGGATGAAGGTCACATGACTGATGGACTTGGTCGCAAGATCGATTTCAAGAATACAGTGATCATTATGACCTCAAATCTTGGAGTTAAAGAGTTACAGGAGTTTGGAAATGGAATAGGCTTTGCGACTGGTAATAACTATGAGAAGCAGAAAGAAATCGCGGCCGGTGTTTTAAGAAAAGCGGTTAGCAAACAGTTCGCACCGGAATTCATAAATCGTTTGGACGACATTATCATATTCGAATCTCTAAAGAGGGAAGATATCGCTAAAATCGTTGAGACCGAATTAGTCGATCTCTACTCAAGAGTTAAAGAAAACGGATACTCTGTTGAATTAACTAAACCTGCAAAAGAATTCTTGATTGAAAAAGGTTATGACGAAAAATTCGGAGCTCGACCTCTAAAAAGAGCCATTCAAACTTACGTTGAGGACCTAATCGCTGAAGCCTACATTGACGGTAACATCAAGGACGGTGATCATTTAGTAATCACATGTAAGTCAAAGGACGAAAAATTATCGATTAAGTAATGAAGATACTAGTAACTGGCGATAACGGATTTATTGCAAAAAGACTCATTTCAAAATTAGACCGCAATTTTACAGTATTCGGAATTGATGTGGACGACTTCATGAACTCTGAAGACTGGCAGAAAGAACTTGCAAGTATTGTTGCCGACCTTTCGCCAGACGTAATATTCCATGTTGGTGCATGTTCCGATACTCTAGAGAAGGATGTCAATTACATGATGAAGCTCAATTATGAATCTACTAAGATTCTTGCCAGTTACTGCAGTTATACTGAGTGCAAGCTCATTTATTCTTCATCAGCTGCGAATTACGGAAGTGATGGAAAGCATCCTTCGAATCTATATGGTTGGAGTAAGTATGCAGCAGAAGACGTTGTGACTTTGACTGGAGGAGTTGCATTGAGATACTTTAACGTTTATGGGCCAGGCGAAGAACATAAAGGTCGAATGGCATCAGTTGCATATCAATCGTACTTAAAACACAAAGCAGGAGAAAGAGTGATTCTATTTCCAAAGAATCCAACCAGAGACTTTGTTCATGTTGATGATGTAGTCTATGCTAACATGCACGCATGGGCTCATTACGAGTACTTTAAAGGTAATCACTTCGATGTAGGTAGTGGAGAAAGTAGATCTTTTGAAGATGTGCTTAATCTTATGCAGATTCCTTTTGAATATGCGGACGAGTCTCAAATACCTGAAGGCTATCAATTCTTTACGGTTAGTAACTCAAATGAATGGCTTAGCGGATGGACACCAAAGCACAATATCGATACTGGGGTTCCAGAATACCTGGACTACTTAAAAAAATCAGAACAAGATGGAGAGAATTAAGCCAACGGTTTGTGAAGGGTGCAGAGTGCCGAAAGGTTGGGGAGAAGAGATCATAATTGAAAATAATGAGAAGTACTGCGGAAAGCTCTTGATCTTCAAGCAGGGTTGCAAATTTTCAATGCACTATCACATGATCAAGGATGAAACTTGGTACGTTGATAAAGGTTCATTTGTGTATCGATGGATTGATACTGAAACTGCTGATTTACATGAGCAGGTTTTAAAGCCCGGTGATGTCGTTAGACAGATGCCAGGTCAACCTCATCAGCTTGAAGCACTTGAGGATGGAGTGGTCTTTGAAGTATCAACACAACATTTTGACGAAGATTCTTATAGAGTATGGAAGGGAGACAGTCAAAAATAATTTATGTAGATATTGACGGCACTATCTGTTCTCAAGAGTCAGATTATAATTTAGCCAAACCAATACCTCATTACATTGCAAAGATCAATCGACTCTACGATGAGGGTCATCATATCGTTTATTACACAGCAAGAGGTCAAGTTTCCAAAAAGGATTGGAGCGCATTGACTCTAGTTCAATTAAATGAGTGGGGCTGCAAATTTCACGAACTCAGGATGAATCATAAACCTCATTACGACCTGTACATTTGCGATAAATCAAAAAGGATTGAAGAACTATGAAAGTTATATGGGTCAATGGCACGTTCGATGTGCTTCACTTAGGTCATATCAAACTCCTAGAATTCGCAAAAAGTCTAGGAGATTTTCTTGTGGTCGGAATCGATAGGGATCACCGAGTTAGAGAGCTAAAGGGCTCGCCAAGACCCATAAATAATTGCCAATATCGAATTGACTTTTTAAAATCAATCAAGTACGTCGATTCGGTCGTAACTTTCGGAACCGATAATGAATTGACCGAACACATTAAGTCTTTTAAGCCCACCGTAATGGTAGTCGGTTCAGACTATATCGGTAAAAGGGTAATTGGATCCGAATGGGCTGGCGAAGTACAATATTTTGATAGATTTGAAGATTTATCGACCACAAAAATTTTAAAAACAAATGGCTAACATACTAGTTATCGGAGAAGACTGCACTGACGTATTTGAGTACGGGATTTGCACTCGACTTAATCCAGAAGCCCCAACACCGGTTTTCGTATCAAATCAAGTGATACAGAATCGTGGAATGGCAGGTAACGTATACACAAATCTAACCAAAATTTGCCCAAACTCTTGGCAAATCAGCTTCCTTCATCAATTCTCCGGCGATATCATTAAGCATAGGTTCGTCGACACCGCTTCCAATTATATTATATTGAGAGTCGATAAGGATGGGCCAGTTGATTCATTCAGGCTAACCCCTGATGTGATTTCCATGATACATGAGGCTGACATTGTGGTTGTATCAGATTACAACAAAGGTTTCTTAACGGAGGATGATTTATCGGATATTGCATGCATAGCAAAGATCAGTTTTATTGACACAAAGAAGCCTTTGAGCAAATGGGCAGAGGAATTCGACTACATTAAGATCAATAAAAAGGAGTTCGCAAATCCCGAGCACGATAAAGACTTCATTAGCTCTAATTTAGATAAGATCATAGTCACTAGGGGAGAAGAGGGTGCGGACTTAGGCAAAATTAAAGTGATGCAAACAAAAAGAGTTGAGGTCAAGGACGTTTCTGGCGCAGGGGACACATTTTTAGCCGGCCTGGTGGCAAAATACGCCAAAACCGGTGACATCTTAGAGTCAATTAAGTTCGCAAATCAATGCGCGGGCGAAGCGGTTTCACATAAGGGCGTCGTTTCGGTTGACTTGTCCATATAAATAACCAAAAATATCCATAATTAAATGGGAAAGTTCGGTAACAAGAGAATACCTAAATTCATGATGGGAGAGCCCATTCCAGAATCACACGAGGGAAGAGCAATTCATCCAGAAATATTATCATTAAGTGGACATGGTGATGATCATGCCATGATCCTAATAAAAACACACGACGGTCAAGAAGTTGAGTTGAGATTTGACTATGACGGTGACGGAATGTTGATCGCTCAACACGGCGATCACGAGTACTCAATTCCAGTTGAGGTCGAAATCGTTTCTGGCATGGAAGAATCTAGCCAAGTTGACGAGATTTCTAATGCGGTTAAACGTAGTGCTTTCATAAAAGCTTGGGATAAAGAAAAGGAGCTTGATCCAGAAAAAGAGGGATTCAGACGTAATAAAGTATTGCAACAAGCACGTTCTTTTGAAACTCATATTAGCCCAGAAATCAAGAGAGAAGCTCAATCAATCGCAAGCATGTTCGGAGATGATGTTACAGCTGAGGTCAAAAAGACTGGAATGGGTAGTTCTGATGATTATCAACAGTCGATTTCAATAGAGTTTCACGAAGCTCGTGGAATTTTTGCAAGAATTGTAATATATTCAGACGGTCGAGTTGACAAGACTGGGCAGTTTCCAGATAACATTCAACGCCGATTAGTTAGATTCGTAGATAAAGTTAGACACGAAGAACTTCGTAAGCCTGTACCAGGTCCAATGATTGAACCTGTTTCTGAAAAATTAACTAAGGGTCAAAAGAAACTTGATAAGAATAAAAACGGTAAGTTGGACAAAAATGATTTTGAATTGCTAAGAAAAAGCAAATCAACAAAGGTCGTTGAGTCTTTTCAGAGTTTCGTGAATGAGTGTTGGAATCCAATGGAAGAAGGCTACAATCTAGCAATGTCAGAAGAGGCAAAGAGAGCTGTTAAGGCGATTTGCGAAGAAATTTTGATTAAAGAGGCTCAAATGTGCGATGAGGACAAGGATCCAATGCACACTTACGAATCGTATTTGAATGAATGCGGTTCTTACATGACAGAGTGCATGATGGAAGCTGCTGCAAACCTACGTGTTACTGAGGGAAAGCCTGCAACTGGTCCAGGTAATCAATACTCGGTGATGGACCATGCTTTAGCTAGTTGGATTAGTCACAAACTAGGCCCTGCTGCAAAAAACGGAACGTTTTCCTCAAACGGAACAAAGGTTACTTTCATGAACGGTGGTAAAACCGAGACTTATAGCAAGCCGGTTAATATTGGAGCATCCCGCATGCAAAATACCGGTACATGGGAATTGAATATGGATAAGGTGATTTTTAAAGTCACCGTGTAATTCATCGATCTAACATGATATTGAGAAGCCCGACTCGTCGGGCTTTTTTATTTTGGCTAGACCTGAATAAATAATCTTATGAACGAGCACGATAAAAATATGACAAGTAGCACAGGTGCAATACCGGCAGCCGCTTTCAGTCAAAGTAACGATCCGAACATCCAACCTAATCTGATTAACACACATACTGGTGGAATTCCGAATCATTGGTTAGCGACCCAGCCGATTTCAAGAAGGGACATGAAAATGAACAATACTCCAGGAATAGGAGTCAACCCAAAGACCAAAAAGGTACTAACGTTCAACGAATTCGTGGATGGAATATTTGAACCAGATCAGAGCAGCGATAAATAATAAAAATTGACAAATACTATGAGTAACAAAATTTTAAACTTCGATTCATTCGTAAAGGGTCCGAAACTTGAAGATCCGAAAACTGCGCTTGATGTTAAAGCTGCAGCTCCAGTAAAAAAGGAGAAATCAATTGATCAGGTCAAGCGAGCAAGCCTGTCTACTGGAATAAAGGCGACTGAACCGGATTACACAAAAACGGTAACTGAGCCGATCAAGGAAAGTTCAGCGGATACTCAATCTGAGATGGATGCAATCACTGCAACTCGCGAACTTAGAAAAGAGTTAGCGAATGCTGACACGGATGACAAACGTCTTTCTATCTTGAGCCGAATCAAGCAGGTTCAACAGCAAATAGAGCAAAAGAACAAGGCTAGCAAAGCTATCTAAAAATACACAAGTCAAATGACTTTAGACGAATTAGTACTCGACATACAGGAGGAATTGACATTTGCAAAAGCGCTACCTTACTCAATTCCGGAAAAGGAAATACAGCGTATTATCACCAATGCTGAAAGATATTTTCATGACAATTGGAGACATGCAGTTGAGGCAAGATACATGGTGATTCCTTCTGCTGTGTTCAACCACCCGCTTTTCAAAAAGGAGAGAACGATTCAATTACCGGATTGCGTTGCATTCGTACATGAAGTAAAAGAAGCAAAGGGCACAACCTCGATGTTTGGAACAATGGACGTCGATTTCGCTGACAATAAATTCATTGGCTCTGAAGTATTCTTAACGCCGTTCATTGGTGAATCAATTATGTACAGAACAGTAGTGTTCTCGTTTTTAGATTTAGTTAAAGGATTTACGATCGATACTCTAGCCTATGACTACAATAAGAATACTCGAAAACTGATGATTTTGGGTAGAACGCCAAGAACCTCATCAGTTGTTTTACAAATTGCAAAAAAAGTTCCATCGGACGATCTCTATAACGACGAATTATTTCAAAGATACGTAAGAGCCAAGGCTAAATTAAGATTGGGCGATCTATTGACGACATTTGACTATAATTTACCGGGTGGAATAAAGCCCAACTACACGAATCTCGTTACTAAAGCTGAAAATGAGCTTAACCAGGTAATTGAGATGATGAAGGGAGAAAATACAGCGGACTTTTTGTTCTTCGCTAGATGGTAATTAACGTATGGTAACTATTCAACCTATAGGAAAAGATTTATATTTAAGATCGCCAGGGGATCCTAACTACACGGCTGATACCCTTGAATCAAATGATTCACTGGAAAACGCTATTCAACAGGTTAGAATGGTGTTGCTGACTAGATCAGGTGAAGTTTTGGGTGAAGACATTGGATTCAATGCTGAAAAATATCTTTTCGAGTTTG